GGCCAAGAGGGTGCGCCCGATGACGCTTAAAAGGCAGAGAAGGGGATGCTGTAAGGATTGCGGGACCCCGATCACCGGATGGACGCATACAATCAAAAATAGCTAATCATGCATAAGAATTTTTACTTGACATTATAATCCAGTAAGGTTATTCAGTCATTGCCGTAAGCGCAAAAGACTCAAGCGCAGGGGTCGAAACCAGAAACCATTTAATAGGAAAAAGTAAACGGAGCAGTAATGGGAATCGTATTCGGAATGACACCATTCAAAATGGGCATGTACAAGAGAATAGGATGGGTAAGAGACCTCATGATCGAGTTCGCCGGACCTCAGTGCATTGGGTGGAAACCTTTCGAAGCACACAGAAACCGCAAAGGCGATTGGACATTCAGGATCGGAGCGGTTTTGATGCATGTTGAAACAAGCGCTTATGGGCAATAACGCCCATTCAGCGGAAAACCATTGAATTTAACAGGAGTGCTTACCAAGAAAGAGGTGGTACAGAAATGAAAACCATGGTGCAAATGCAAAGAGTTACACAGGAATGGAGAAAGTTGGACGAGGGGATGTCATTACAAGCAATGGCAATCTTCCAGCACATATCCATCCACGGTGCAAGCAACAGTGTGGAACTTCAGCAAGGCACAGGCCTTTCCCAAAGTGCAGTATCGAGACACTGCATGGCACTGACCTCCATCAACAGGTTTAAAAAACCAGGATACGGATTGGTTGAGGAATCATTTGACCCGTATGAGAGGCGGCGCAAGATTTATCGCCTGACATCAAAAGGCGAGCAATTTGCCCGTAAATTAACTTCAATATTAGAGGGTGGTGATGTTGTTAAAAAAGACGCAAAAGCACCAGCGGCGAGAATGACCGTCAACCAAAAGGAGGACATAAATGCTTAAAGGAATCCGGCAGCGGGGTAAGAAATGGGCAATCGACAAGCTGCATAAAGGACATCGCTTGTCTGGCTCATACGACACCCAACAGGAAGCTGAGGCGGCACTCAAGGCACGGATACTTGAAATTGACACTGGCGTACATGCTCCTGAGTCGACCGAATCAGTGACCTCTTGGACCCTCTCACAGGCGTATCAGGAAACCCTCAGGGTAATCTGGTCCGGCACGAAGGGTGAAGCTACAGCAATCAAAAACAGCAACATGGTGATGAAAATCTTGGGACCGCAGACGAGGATCACCGAGATCACCACGGATACCATCGACGATCTGATCGAGAAGCTCAAGGCATCAGGGAACACCGGCGCAACCATCAACCGCAAACTGGCGGCACTCAGCAAGATCCTGAGGACAGCAACGGAAAAGGGCAAGCTCAAGGCAGTGCCTCTGGTGCGCCGCCAACGGGAATCTGAAGGGCGCATATCCTTCCTGACCTATGATGAAGAGGAACAAATACTCAAGCACCTGTCTGATTGGGGATACCCGCAGCACCATGACGCAACAGCAGTTCTGATAGACACAGGCATGAGGACCGGGGAGTTGTGGTCGCTCACTGCCAGGGGGGTTGATTTCAAGCAAGGCAACCACGGGGTAATCACCTTGGCAGCAAAGAACACCAAAACTTCCAGGTTCCGTGTGATTCCCTTGTCTGCCAGGGCAGCAAAGATCCTGAGGGATAGGATAGGGGTGTGCGGCATTGGTACGCCTCTATTTGAGCTTGACAACTTCTCTTACGGCTATATCTGGAACAAGGTGCGTGAAGTAATGGGGCGGCTTGAAGATCCTGACTTTGTCCCCTACATCTGCCGCCACACTTGCCTGACCCGATTGGTCAAGGCCGGTTTTCCCTTGGCGCATGTGATGAGGTGGGCAGGGCATCGGACAATGACAGTCACCCTGCGGTATGCAAAGGTTATGCCTGAAGATCTGTACGGGGGAACAAAACTCCTTGACGATCTAAGGGAAAACAGATTATAAGTGCTTTTTGTTGGTACAACAGACTTGTAAATTTGAATGTCTGTTGGAAGGAAATGTGGTCGGAGTTTGCGGGAGTTTGTGCAGCATGCGGGAGGCTGGGTGGTGGAACTGGCATACACAGGAGACTTAAAATCTCCCGGTATTCAATACCTTACGAGTTCGAATCTCGTCCCAGCCACCAGCAAAAACAGACTTAAAATGGATTTAAAATGCGTTCGGCACTGCTACCCGCCCCACACTTCTTAAACCTATCTCAATCTTAAACCTCTAAAAGGCCCGGTAGACACGGATCTCCGGGCTTTTCTTTCGACATTATTTATGCACAATTCGTTAATTAAACAGACCGTGACCTTTTAAAAAATCCTGCGGAGTTTGGTGGGAGTTACGGAACAGGGGAATTGTGTCTTAATCTACCGAAATTGCAATGTATTTTACTTAAGGGACACCGTAAGGGTCCAGGGGGAACGAACTCCCACACAAATAATCAAGGAGATCCAAAAATGACGATGATGAATGAGATTGCGGGACAAGATGCGGACATCGAAATTGCTGAAAAATTATTTGATGAACAATTGGAATTGGAATTGGAAATGTCAGGATTGGGGTACAAGAGGGTACAAAACACCCTTGATTATGCAGACAAAAGAAACTGCGCCAGCACCAAACCTGGGGAAAGGACATTGATGGGCTATGCAATCCCCATGTTGTCGCAGTCCATATCGGATTGGATTGCAGAGGCAATGGCAAGCAAAGGCAGACGGCACTCTGCTGCCGGTCCCCTCAGTGGGCTTGAAGCGGATGTATCAGCATTCATCACCATGCGTTTCTTGTTTGACACAGCGGCAATCGAGATGACCATACAGTCACTGGCAGTGAAGCTTGGTGCTGCTATTGAGCAAGAATGCCGGTACGCATGGTATGAGGAACAGAACCCTGGGTATTTCAAAGCATTGAAGGATTATTGTGTTGATCGGAACCTTCGCCAGAAAAAGGTGATCTTTGGACTCAACTTCAAAAAGAAGGGGTATGAGGTTGAGCGGTGGAAAGAAACGACCAAGCTGCATGTCGGTCTGGTTTTGATTGAGCTGGCAGAACAAACAACAGGCTACTTCAAGCGAACAATGGTTGATCAGAAACTTAAAGACACGCCTTATCGACTCGCCTTGACTGAAAAGACAATGGAATGGATCGGTCGTAAAGTTGAAAAGCACTCAGCTCTTTGCCCTGTGTATCTCCCCACGGTTGTCAAGCCGAAAGCGTGGACGGGTCCTATAGGTGGTGGATATCATCACCCTGGCCTTCCGCAGATGAAGCTTGTTAAAACCCGACACAAGGCATACATGGAAGAGCTTGAGTCTCACCACATGCCTCTTGTTTACGCCGGTATTAATGCGGTGCAAGACACTGCATGGAAGATTAACTGCGATGTTCTTGAGGTTCTGGAGTGGGCCTGGGAGCATGGCGGTGGTATCGGTAAGCTTCCCTCGACCGCTGATCTTGAATTAGCACCAGTGCCGGATTTAAATCTTCAGTACCGTGAAGAATGGACTGAAGAGAACAAGCAAACCTGGAAAGAATGGAAGTGGGCAGCAAAGAAGGTATACAAATCAAATGTCAAGCTGCGTTCCAAACGCCTGTCTTTGATGAAGATGCGTTGGGTTGCTGACAAGTTCAGAGATTACAGTGAAATCTTTTTCCCCCAACAAATGGACTTCAGAGGTCGCCTGTACAGCGTTCCCAATTACCTGAACCCGCAGGGATGTGACGTGGCCAAGGGTCTGCTGACGTTCGCCACTGGCAAGCCCATTGTCAACAAGGATCAGGTGAAGTGGCTTGCGGTACACGGTGCAAACAACTGGGGTGAGGACAAATGCACCCTCGACCAACGTGTCCACTGGGTCCGTGACAATGAGGCAATGATCAAGGCCATTGCTGAAGATCCTCTTGAGAATCAAGATTGGGCAGACGCAGACAAGCCGTTCCAGTTCCTGGCATGGTGCTTTGAATGGGCAGGTTTCATGGAAGAGGGATACGGTTACATCAGCCACATCCCCATTGCAATGGACGGATCATGCAACGGTCTTCAAATATTCTCATTGATACTGCGTGATCCTATCGGTGGGCATGCAACAAACCTTTTACCGACAGACCTTCCCCAAGACATCTATCAGATCGTTGCGGATAAGGTGATCGCAAGTCTGGAAGAGGTGATCAAAACAAGTGACGATGCGGATCAATTGAAAATGGCCCATGAATGTCTTGAGTTCGGCATCACCAGGAAAACCACCAAACGTCAGGTGATGGTGCTTCCATATGGCGGCACTTTCAGATCATGCCAGAATTACACCATTGAGCATATTGAGGATCGCATTGAGGATGGTGCTGTGTGTCCTTGGGGTGACGATGTGTGGCCAGCAGGGATGTTCCTTGCCTCGTATATATGGAGAGCAATTGAGTCCACTGTGGTCGCCGCCAGGGAGTGCATGGGGTGGTTACAGAAAACAGCACGGCTATGCTCCAAGATGGACATGCCGGTCAACTGGCAAACCCCGGTGGGTTTCCCGGTGATGCAATCTTATGAGGACTTTAAAAACAATCGGGTAAAAACCAAGCTTGGCGAGGTGGTGATCAAACTGACCATTAAAGAAGGCACTGGTAAACTGGACAAGGTACGTCAGGCCAATGCCATATCCCCCAACTTCGTGCATTCATTGGATGCGTCTGCGTTGATCCTTTCTGTGTGCAAATCCGCAGACAAGGGCGTTACACATTTCGGCATGGTACACGACTCTTACGCTACTCATGCTGCTGATGCGCCTGTCCTTGCACGTTCTTTGCGGGAAGCATTTGTTGAAATGTTCGATGGGCATATGGTTCTTGAAAAATTCCTTGATGAAATCAGGCCAATATTGGGTGAAAAGATCAAGGATGTCCCTGAGATGCCGCTAACCGGCAATCTTAACGTGGCAGACGTTCTGGACTCACCCTATTTCTTTGCCTAAAAGTACCGGAATGTGCATAAGTAACTGACTTGTAATCATTAAATTCAAACTGAAAGCGGCTCAGGGGTGAAAACTCTTGGCCGCTTTTTTCATTTCAAAATTTCCCCATTTCATAGGCCTTTCGACTTAGGGGACACCTACGGCAGAACAGGCGATCTTGGGATGACCCTGAGATCGTTTCTCACAAACAACCAACAAGGAGCAACAAATGGACCGTGACAAATTAAGCAACATCGAACCGAAACAGGCCGCTAATGCCGCCATGCAAGTTGTGGATGCGTTGCAACGGTTCCCTGCCGGAACGCAGCTCATGGGTCTGGCGACCGCATGGAAGATGGCAATGGATCTGTACGGGGTAAGCATCAGCGATGTGATGACCTACAGCGGCAACCTTATTAACGACACAGACGGGCGGCGACCTGAGTTCAGTGCAGTCGCTGAGTACCTGGAAAAGGAGTGGAGCTAATGGAAGACATGGAACTTGGAGCATGGGGCGCAGTCCTTCTGGATGCAGATGTAAGCCCTGTAGATTTCGATGATGAACTGTTGGAAGCAACAGTGGACCATCTCATGGACAACGACATCGCAGTGCCTGTGGATCTGATGATTGAGGCGGGATGCCGTGGAATGATCGTAAATTTTGATGATGAAGGAGAACAAGAATAATGGCTGAGAAAACGGAAGTATACACCACCCCCGCTGGCAAGGCCATGTGGCCCAAGCTGATCACGCCTGACACCAAGTATAACGACGATGGAACCTACAGCGTCAAGCTTGTCCTGGCTGAAAAAGACTCCCAGGAACTGCTCAAGCTTATCGAACGGGCAGAGAAGGCAGCAGCAGACATGTTCCTCAAGGAAAAACCCAAAGCCAAAAAGATCCCCTGGCAGGACACCTCGTACAAGAAGGTCGAGGACGAGGATGGTTCGGAGACAGGTGAATGGCAGTTCAATATCAAGATGATCGCATCCGGTGTCAGCAAGAAGACCGGCAAGGCATGGGCAATGCGCCCGAAGATCTTTGATGCATCCGGTAAACCCATCAAGGGCAACCTGGATATCTGGTCTGGCACGATTATGAAGGTTGCGCTCACTGTCAACCCCTATTACCGGGCCGGTAAATGCGGTGCATCCCTGCGTCTGGAAGCGGTACAGATCCTTGAGCTTGTTCTTGGTAGCGGCGCAAAAGCTGATGAATTCGGATTCGGCGAAGAAGAAGGGTACGCATTCGATGAGAACGACTGCGCCGAAGAAACACCCACCAACACAAATGGAGACAACAGTGATGCCCAGACCGACGATGACAAAGAAACTGACTTCTAAAGAGGTCGGTAAGAAGTATGGGTTTCGGTCTGGTTTGGAAGAGAAGATTGCAGCGGATCTCAACAGCGCAAGTGTTGCCTTCACTTTTGAGGAGCATGTGCTGGTTTATGAGGTCCCGGCGAGGATGGCTAAATACACCCCTGACTTCGTGCTGGAGTCGGGGGTCATTATAGAAACCAAAGGCCGATTCGTATCTGAAGACCGGAAGAAAATGAAGCTCATCAAAGAGCAGCACCCAAACCTGGACATACGGTTCCTTTTTTCCAATGCAAATACCCGTATCTCTAAGAAGAGCAGCACCAGTTATGGAATGTGGTGTGAAAAGTTTGGGTTTAAATACGCAACCAAAACAATACCGGAGGATTGGCTCAACGAACCCGCAGATCTCAACAAGATTGCGGCGATAAGGAAATTCAAAAAATGTCAGAAATCATAACACGGCTGATCACAACCATAATTATCCACTGTTCCGCTACGCCGCCCAGTATGGACATCGGTGCGGCAGATATCGACAGGTGGCATAGGTTGGATGGCTATTTCAAGATCGGCTACCACTACGTCATCCGCAGGGACGGCACGGTGGAAACCGGCAGACCCCTTAACCGTGCTGGCGCACATGCCAGAGGACACAACCACGACTCGATAGGCATCGTCCTTGTCGGGGGAGTCGATGAAGAGTTCATAGCTGAGAAGAACTTCACTGAAGAACAGCTTAATGTGCTTCATGATCTCATCACCGACCTTCAACTGACGATTTACAGGCAACAAACCCGCATGGTGGACATTATCGGACACCGGGACTTGCCTGGAGTTGCCAAAGACTGCCCAAGCATGGACATCGAGGCATGGTTGGAAAAAGAAGATGGTGGCGATCTGCCGCCGGAAAAGCTCCATCAATGGAAAACAATTCGTTTCAAAAAATAAAACTATCAGCCTGTTAAGGCCCTTAATCAAATCAAGGAGATTTAAAATGAACAATCGTAAATTTTACCCAGGCCAGACCGTATTTGTCAGCAAGAAATCAGACACTTGCTACCACAACATTCCGTTGTTCACCAGATGTGTGGTCATTGAAAGCAACAACATCCTCGATGACGTTGTGTATCGTGTTCGTCCATTAGATACAGGAGGAGACCCTCAGTGGATGATGAGTTATGACCTGTTGCCTACCATTAAATACCTTTCAGGGCAAATGGCACAGGTGTTTGATTGGATACACAGCGGGGGCATATCCCTGCGGGAGTCCATCACCTACCTGAATGTCATGTCTTTAACCAAGGTGATCTCACTGCTGAAGGATGCCGGTGTCCCTATTGAAATCGAGAAGGCTTACTTCCCCGGCGTCAAGAAGGCAACCACCATATATCGCATTCCAGCAAAGGATACCAAATGGGTAAGAGTCAACTTCAAAACTCAGAGGTAACTGGTAAAGGTCCGTGCAGTCACTGTGGTTCAAGCGATGCAAGCGTGAGCTACAGTGACGGCAGTCTTTACTGCTTTTCATGTTTAAGATACACACCACCATCAGGAGACAGGAGACCAGAAAGGATGAGTAAAAAAATTACAGGTTTAATAGATCCTGGTGAGTGCAGACCGCTCAATAAAAGGAAGATACGTCAAGATACATGTGAATTGTTCAGGTACACGGTCGCTGAGATCAAAGGCAAGGTTGTCCAAGTTGCCCCATACAATGATCAGGAAGGCAATACAGTGGCTCAACACATACGCACTGCTGATAAGGAGTTTCCCTGGTACGGGGAATCAAAAGGAGTGCAGTTGTTTGGGCAGCACCTGTGGCGAACCAAAGGAAGACGGGTGGTTGTCACTGAAGGCGAGATCGATGCCATGTCACTCAGTCAGGTACAGGGGAACAAATGGCCGGTCGTGTCCCTGCCCAACGGGGTCAGTCGTGCCAAAAAGGACATGCAAAACAACCTGGAGTGGCTCATGGGCTTTGAGGAAGTGGTCCTTTGCTTTGACATGGATGATCCTGGCAAGCAAGCGGT